CTACTGCTATCTGATTGTCCAGCTGTCCAATCATCAGGGAATCCCTGCAATCGTTCACACTCTACTGGTGTTAAGCGGCGAACAGTTCCTCTAGCAACACCGTGACCGCTTACTGAATCTAGTGTGTACATAGGATCTCCGTCCTCTCCGTAACCCTTACCCTGTGGACCAGCTTGGTCATTGCGACCAATGATTGTCCCTTGTATAGGTATTGTTGCAACCATAGAAACGTTGTTCCCTCCTGTACCCATACGAGATGTAAGGGTATTCATAGTCTCTCCTTGTATTCTTGCTCCATCGTGGTAGTGAGGGTGAAAGACAATGATAGTAGTACGCACATCGCCATTATCAAATGCGTTCATAGTAGGCATTACTCCTCCCTCGATCCAAGTTTCGTAATCATCTTCATTCTGCGCTCGCCTACTCTTTGTGAACCACAAGCTTGTTCTCTGCAACATACTGGTTGCCCACTCCCTTATAGTCTCGTGCTTGTAATGTGTTTACCTTGTCTGCATAGACAACGACATTATCTTCAGGTCTCTTGTATGAGGTAGCAGTTATGGTTGCTGGTCCTTCTGTGTAGCCTGCGAAACTTGACTGACCAAAGCTTCTTGCAGTGCTGGTGGCAGAGTCTTCCCTCTGCGGTTTGCTCGGCGCAAGATTCCTTCGCACGCCTTGCTACTTAAATAGTATTTCTCCGGCGCTTCCGCTTGAAGCACGTCGGCAAGCGATGAAGACACGCTTGCGCCGTTGGGGTACTCCGAAGTACTGAGCATCAAGCACGCGCCAGGCAACACTATACCCGAGGTCTGCCATCGTCCCGAGTACGACAGCAAAGTCTGCTCCGTTGTTAGAGGATAAGAGACCAGGTACATTTTCGAGGATGGCGTACTCTGTTTGCGTTTCTTCCACAATTCTTGCAATCTCCCAGAATAACCCGCTTCGTGCGCCAGCAAGACCAGCTCTTTTGCCAGCGACTGACAGATCTTGGCAGGGAAATCCTCCTGTAATAATTCCTCTGCTTGGTTCAAATCCTGCTCCAATTAAATCACTCCCCTTTACTGTAGTTACATCATCAAATAATTTGCTATTAGGAAAACGGTGTGCCAATACTTCTTGGCACTTCTTATCTATCTCAACTGAAGCTACAACATCAACGCCGTTGCGCTCCATAGCTAGGTCAAAGCCACCAACACCAGCGAATAGCGATACGCCTGTTAGTTTACTCATCAGTACCAGCCTCTTCCTCTGTGGTGGGCAAGAGCGCGGCACGCAGATCCTCGATAGCGGTATTCAAGGTATCGTAAACCGTGAAGGATTTGAAGTTCAGGGCTTGAACTGCGCTCTCCAAGGAGTTGAGCAATTCCGTAAGCCGTGCTTCTTGGTACGCCCTGTGAGTTTCTTGGGCGAGCAAGGTGGTCGAAGCGGGATTCAGAGGACCAAAGGGTGTCAAGGCACTTCGCTTCTCGTCTCGTATATCCGAGAGCTTGACTATATTCTCGTGCTGTTCGTCTATTTTCACGCTTCTCCTCCATTGTTGCCTTCGTTCTCGCCACTATTACCGGTATTTGTTTGGGCATTAGTGGTGGCATTGGATCGTATATCCACACCAGCAGTAGTCCCGTCAATATCAAGCCACTTACGGCCCTGCGTCTCGTCATTAGCCTTCTCCTGTTCTAACAATTCCTTGTAGTCATCGGGGTAGGCATTAGCCAACCGCACCAACGCTCGATCTCTCGCTCGTCTGTAGTTTCTGTAGCTGACCGCTTGATTTGCTGCAGCCTTAAGCCGTCTCTCTGTCATACTCTCCCTCTCTTAATCATTGTGTAGCCTACCAGTAGAATCAGGCATAGTGCTAACCAATACATTACAGCCCTCTCCCTTTTGTGATTGCTTGGTTGATGATGTGGGTAATGTCCACCGGTTGGCCGATAAGTACGGCATCCTCCTCGTCTGATGACCAGGCAGAGACTAATAAGCGTGATCCGATAGGGGCACGGGTGTACCACTCAACAGCAACGTGGGGTTTCTCTCCGCCCCACGTTGCCACCCCTTCCGAATCTGTGACTTCGTAAAGGTTAATCAAATCGTATTTAGTAGGGTGAAAACTGATTACGTTACTCATCGCCTTCGCCCTCTTCATCTATCCCAAAGATACGCGAGAGGGCACGGTTAGCCCTGTTGAGCGTAGCGATAGCCTCGTTCAGTTCTTGATTCATTAGTTCCTGCATATCCTCGCTCATCGTAGGCACCCGCAATTTTCTACCGGTGTTAGGCAATCGCCACAAAATACGGTGCACATAGTGCAGCCGTCTCCTTCGCACTCTTTGCATATAGCCATTTACTTCGCCCCCTCTAACGCTTGCCGATTGGCGTGGTCGTAGCAGATAGTTTCAGTCTCGACACCGAGTAGGAACGCGTCCACTCCAGAGTATACGAGTTCGGTTGAATTGCATCCTTCTACTTTGCATTGTTTCATTTGCCTTCTCCTTTATCTATACAAGCGGGGCAGATATTGCCACCGTCTTCGTCTTGCTGGTCGAAGTACTCGCCACACTCCGCACATTTGATTTCGTTCAGCTCGTGGTTAGCCCACGGATCAGCGTCGTAGTAACTCACTCGTTACTCTCGGCCTCTAGTAGTTCCGCGATAGCGTCGTTTACTGTCTCGGGATTGCTTGCGTACTCTTTAAGAGCATCGCCTAGATAATCGAGTTCCATAAAGCCAAGGCAAGCGGTAGACATATTAGGCAACGCTAAAGGTTCGCCGTCTATCTCGTAAGAGATGAGCGCAAGGAAGACCGTGGCCGGCCCCTTGCCTGCGTCAAAATTACGAGACCACTCAAAGAGCGCCGTGGTGTGTTCTGCGCCGTTGCGTGGTGTTTCGTAGATGTCCCAAGTGTTGCGTGTTGTTGTTTCTGTTGTCATTTTTTTGCCCCTATCCTCTAATAAAGCCGAAAGGCTTTTCTGTTGTGTTAATGATTGTGCAGCCGAAGTAATCTTCTAACTCTTTGTCGTTCATCTGTGCAGTTGGTGCTTGTGCTTTCTTAAGGAAACTGCTCACCAATCCCCAAAGGATTAGTTTCGCCTCTTCCTCTGTCTTTCCTGTTGCGTACATTTCTTGCGCTGTTCCGTCGCAGATTGCTACGAACATTTTTTGCCCTCCTTCTCTGTCCTGTTGATTAGGTACAGAGTACCACACTCTACCGTTTAAGTAGAGTATGATACTTCGCAACTATTCGCCACCCTTTTCTTGTCTAGTCTTAATCTTCAAAAAGATCTGGCTGCCCAGCTCGAACAAGCCCCAGATGGCAAGCCCCTCGATAACAAGGAGGGCAAGCCCTCCCGCCATTTCCGCAATTTGTACGCCCATCTTATGCCTCCACCTTGTCAATGTCTGAACCATAGAACTCGACGGTGTAAGTGACATCTGCACCCTCGCCGTCTACTGGTTCCTCCACTTGTGCGATTGTCTGTAGTTGCAGAGTTCCTAACTCTTCTTCTGTTAGTTCTCGGTCTGCTGTAAAACGGATACTTAGGTCGTAGGTTACTTTCATTTATTTTGCCTCCTTGATTGTTTTGATTTCTGTTGTACACTCTTCGCAGATTTCGCCTAGTGGCTCAAAGAAAGAGTGCGCCTCTTCGTCTGTCATTACATTTCCACATAGATTGCAAAGCATTAGCGGATTTCCTTTTCTAGTTGGAAGCAATCATCGCAAATTGCTGGGTAGAAATCAACGCCTAACCAACCATCTTTGCGGTATTGCTCGCGGGTTTCTTCTGTTAATAGGTTTGTTGTTGTGTGGCAGACGAGGCACTCGTTACGCATCGCCTCAAAGCGGTTTGTATCTACATCGTCTGCATTTGTTGCTTGTGATGTAACTACGATTCCATTTGCAGAGTGCCACGCAACAGAGTGGAAACTGCAATCTGTGCAAGTTGGGTCTAAGTCATTGAGAATTTCTAACTGTGTTTCGTCTGTTGTTACCTTGCCGCAGTTCAAGCAGATTGCCTTTGTGATGCCGTGATATGTAGCCATTTGCTAACACCTTTCTGTAGTTGATAGGGAGATTCTATACCTGCCTCTGCCCTATATGCAACACCATTTGAAAGATTCTTTTTGTCGTGTCTTATGTTACTCACCGGTAAGTTACTGATCTTTAATCCTGGTAACTTGGGAAAAGTCTGAGAGTTTCCCGAGCTGAAACAACAGGGCAACAGAGTCGAACATCTGTTCGGTGCGGCAGGGTCATAGTCCAATCGAACAACTGTTCGGGGGTGCCGAGGGTACTGCCACCCCTGCAAACCCCTGCAATATCTTGCAAAAGTTATCCACAGACTTATCCACAGGCTGGGGATACCCTGCAACGCGGTCGGGCGCGCCAAAATACTGCTACCCCCCATATTAAAAAAACAGGCGTACGGACTATATACTCCCCAGAAAAATATATTTGCTAAAGTGAAGTTGATCTAATATGCAGCTTGACCTGCGGTTATACTATATGTGTTACAACTCACAGAATAGAAAACGCGAATCGACTTAAATTTCGCGCCTTATATATAGTAGGGGAGTAAAGCGGGGAAGGGTCTGGTTTACGACCCGTACGCTACGGGTGAAACCCTTCGCGTAGCCCCCTAGGGCGAAGCGAGCAGTACCACTAAATGCGGGATAGGTCTATCTAAATACAGATCTCTAGTATCTCACTATGTGAGACTTTTCTAGCCCAGTAAAAACTCAACTTCCCTAGTATAAAAGAAGAGCCATCACGGCCGGTCTAACTATTAGGAGCATTACGTGGCAGAGAATTCAGCAGATATAGCTAAGAGGATTATCCTCGGCTGCGTTGCAGAAGGTATGACTATCGACGCCGCTTGCGGTTCTGCCGGTAAGTCGATGAAGACGTATGAGTACTACCGTCGCACCGATAAGGTATTTGCAGATAAGATTGATCGTACCCGGCTCGGCCTGAAGGACAAGCAGTTCCAAGGTGGAGACGTTCACGATATCGATTTCGTCGAGTTCCGCCAGCGATTCCTACACTCCAAGACTTTTCCACATCAAATCAACCTAATAGATGTGATTGAAGGACGCAACCCATCGTGGTTGCACCCAAGTATGAAGTACGAACCGGGCCTAGCGGCAAACCGTGTACTTATTAACATTCCGCCAAACCACGCCAAGTCCATTACGGTCACGGTCGACTACGTCACGTGGAAGGTAGCTCAGAACCCGAACTTCCGAGTTTTGATTGTATCCCAGACACAGCAGTTAGCTGCCGACTTTCTCTACGCCATCAAGCAAAGACTAACGCATCCTATGTATGCAGACCTCCAAAGTGCTTATGCTGCTGGTGTAGGGTTTAACTCTAAGACTGCATCTTGGCAGGCAACCCGCGTCACCTTCGGTGATGAGCTTCGTGAATCTTCTGAAAAGGATCCGAACATCGAGGCCGTCGGTATCGGCGGTCAAATTTACGGCAAGCGTGCCGATATGATTATTGTCGATGACGCGGTCACACTTAAGAACGCTAACGAGTTTGAGAAGCAGATACGCTGGTTAACCCAGGACGTACGCTCTCGTCTTAACCCTACCGGTAAGTTAATTGTTATTGGTACTCGTGTAGCCTCGGTTGACCTATACCGCGAACTACGTAACGAAGACCGCTACCCAGGCGGTCAGGTTCCGTGGAAGTATCTAGCGATGCCGGCACTTCTTGAGATTGATGAGAACCCCGACAAGTGGGTTACCCTATGGCCAGCATCCGATGCTCCATTTGATGGACAGGGTGAGGACGATAAGAACGAAGACGGTCTATATCCTAGATGGTCTGGTCGTAACTTATATAACGAACGCCAAGCGATGGATGCTTCGACGTGGGCGCTGGTCTACCAGCAACAAGATGTATCTGAGAACGCAGCGTTTGACCCAGTATGTGTTCGTGGCTCTATGGATGGAATGCGTAAAGCAGGACGTCTGGAGATGGGACATCCCGGTCATCCAAAAGACTTAACAGGCTTCAGCTTTATCTGCGGTATGGACCCGGCGATTGTTGGCGATACCGCGGCAGTCTGCTACGCCATTGACCGTAATACTAGTAAGCGCTACATCGTAGACGTTATCAAGATTACCAAGCCTAGCCCGCAGCAAATCCGCGACATCATTCTTAACTGGACGCAGCTCTACAGTCCGTCCGAGTGGATTATTGAGAAGAACGCTTTCCAGGCATTCTTGACGCAGGATGAAGGCATCAGATTATTCTTGGCAGGACGCGGCGTTATCTTGCGTGAACACCATACCGGTTCTAATAAATGGGACTCAGGCTTTGGTGTTGCATCTATGGCTACCTTATTTGGTACCAAGCAGCAAGACGGTAAGCATCACCGCGACAACTTGATACACCTACCGAGTGATCAGACAGAGAACATTAAGGCTCTAGTAGAGCAGTTGATTACGTGGACACCTACGACTAAGGGTAAGACCGATATCGTAATGGCGCTCTGGTTCTGTGAGATCCGAGCACGTGAGATGCTCAACTACGGTCAGTACGCAACGCACCACCTTAAGAATCCTTTCCTCTCCAGGGCGGAGTTGGGAAAGCGAGTGGTCATCAATATAGATGAGGCACTTGCAGCACAGAACAAAACATTCGTCTAGGAGACAATAATGGCACTAACACCAAGTTGGATGACCAACGCAGAAGGTGAAGAAGAATACATTGATAAGGGCGCTGTAAAGATGCCTCAAATCAACCCAGTAGTAGATGCTCGCTACGCAGCAGGCAAAGCACAGGCTATTAAAAACGATTACGTTGAATGGCCAACTCGCATTCACGCTGACGACGAAGGATACTAATATGGCAATGACACGCGAGCAATATGAAAATCGACGCTCTTGGCTTATCGATACAGCGGAAACTCCTGAAGATAAGAAGAAGCTTGCATCTGATCTAGCAAAGCTAGATGCTGCTTACAAGGCACAGGTTCTTGCAGAAAAGAAGAAAGAACTTACTCCAGCACAGCGTGCAAAGATTGTTAATGATTCACGTCGTAGTAATCAACCTCGCATTGGTACAAGGTTAGAAGAAGACCAGCAAGATGATTACCATATGGCAGTTGAAGTAGCTGGTCAGTCAGCAGATACACCAGCTCAGAAGTCTGCTAAGAAGCGTGCGGAAGCTACTGCTCGTGATTTTGAAAGACGCTTCCCAACTTTGTCTGAACGACCATCTGGAACACAAGCAGGACACCACGTTACTAGTGGAGATAATCATACTAAGCCAGTATCTGCTGCTGATAAGCAAGCAGAGGCAAAGCGTCCAGCTGTCGGTAACGACAAGTCTGCAGCTAAGAAGGCAAACGGTCCTTCTTGGAACAACGGATACACTAACTAAGGATTACAATGCTAACAGTTAAAGAGGTTACCGCTAAGGTATCTCGCTTACAGACCAAGTACGCAGCGCGTGATGGTCGTATGCGTGACGTCCTTGCCGTACGTCAGGGAGACATCTCCAAGGTCTACCCATCAATGTTTTCTGATGAGTACCCAAAGCCACTCGTCGCTAACATCATTGACGTCGCAGCACGTGACCTTGCAGAGTCTATGGCACCACTGCCATCATTTAACTGTTCAGCATCTAATACCGTATCTGATACAGCACGCAAGGCAGCAGACCTACGTGGTCGTATCGCTAATTACTATGTAGATCGTTCAGAACTAGGCGTACAGATGTACACCGGTGCTGATTGGTATAACACTTACGGTATGTTGATTGGTCGCGTTGAGCTTGATTATGAGCACGACAACCCAATTATTAAGATGATTAACCCGTTTGGTACATACCCAGAGATTGACCGTTTTGGTCGTTGCCTATCTTTGACACAGATTGTTGGTATGGATGCACAGACCTTGGCTTCTATGTACCCTGAGTTCTACAACGAAATCGTTGGAAAGAACCAGTACACGCCAGGTTCTCCTTATCTATCTTTGGTCAGATACCACGACAAAGACCAAGATCTTATTTACCTACCAGAACGAAACGGCTTAGTTCTATCTAATACGCCAAACCCAGTTGGTGAATGTATGGCACGCGTTGCTATGCGTCCATCTATTGACGGTGAAGCACGTGGTCAGTATGACGATGTGCTTGGTGTTCAGCTTGCTCGTGCTCGTATGGCAGTACTTCAGATTCAAGCAGCAGAAAAATCTATCCAAGCACCTATTGCTATCCCACAGGATGTGCAAGAACTTGCTCTCGGACCAGATTCTATTATGCGTTCTGCTAACCCACAGGGTATTCGTCGCGTTCCTCTTGAACTTCCAGCTGGTGTATTTGGTGAATCAAGCGTACTAGAGCGTGAACTCCGCACGGGTGCACGCTATCCAGAGACTCGTGGTGGTAACTCAGATGCGTCTATCGTCACAGGCCGTGGTGTACAGGCTCTTCAAGCTGGCTTTGATACACAGATCAAGGCAGCGCAGTCACAGTTTGCTCGTATGTTTGTTGAACTCGTTGGCCTTTGCTTTAAGACTGACGAAAAGATTTTTGGTAACAAGGTCAAGGAAATTCGTGGCGTCGATGACGGCACACCTTATACAATAAAGTATTCACCAGCTAAAGCAATTAACGGCGATTACACCGTAGATGTTCGCTACGGAATTATGTCTGGTATGAATCCAAACAACGCAACAGTAGCTTTGCTACAGATGCGTTCAGATAAACTTGTTTCACGCGACTATGTACGTCGTGAACTTCCAATCGAAATTAACGTCGGTCAGGAAGAACAAAAGGTTGACATCGAAGAGATGCGTGATGCACTTCGTGCAGCTATTGGGCAGACTGCTCTTGCAATCCCACAGATGGTTGCACAGGGTCAAGACCCAATGAAAATTATTACTTCCTTTGCAGAGATGATCAAGAATCGTCAAAAGGGAATGAGTATTGAGACTGTTGTGGAGAAGGCGTTTACGCCAGAACCTCAGCCTGAGACAGCAGCGATGCAGCCTCAGCCCCCAGTAGCAGGTATGGCTCCCGCCTCTGCCTCGCAGCCAAGTATGGAACAACCTGGCGGTGCAGCCCCTGCTGCTGGCGGTCCACAAGCCCCACAAGGAAAACCAGATATTGCATCATTGCTCGCATCAATCAGCGGCGCGGCATAACGCGAGGGAGGTGAAATATGAAAAAAGGAACACAGGCACCAGCTCCAATGTCTCAGCCAGTTGAAGGCAGCAAGGCAGGAGATAAGGTATCAGGCGGTAAGGTAATGGCTCCATTCGCTGGAGCAGCTAAGCCAGGCAAAGCAGTTAAGAAGTAAATAACTTTACGAAGCGGAGTGTACTGGATGGATAAGAATAAAGTTCGACGTCCAGTACGCTTCGCTGACTTCTTAGTAGTTGGCGCGGAACTTGTATATAACATAATGCAAGTGTTTACAGCAGCCACAGAAGATTTATTAGAATTATCCGTTTACAATGCGAATCGCACAACGGAATTAAACAAAGCGTGGGAAGACTTCGCTACAGATTTAGAAACTATTCAGGAGGATACAGATGGCGCTTGAAGACGCTAAGAACCCTATGCAGGGTGTATCAGGTCCTGGACCTTACGCAAAGCGTACAGATTTGCAATACAAGCCAGATGCTTACGGCGAAGGTGTTGCATACGAAGCAGCAAAATCTGGTGCCCCATTAGCGCGTGCACCAAAATCACCAATGCTTTCAGAGGCACCAGTAGTTCCTACACTGCAGACTCCAGTCACAGGATTATTTGAACCAACACAGCGCCCTGATGAACCAGTAACACACGGTATTGACTTAGGCCCTGGCGGTGGAGCAAATGTACTTGCTATGCCAGATCAAGCACAGTCTCAATATACAAATGCTTACGACATATTTACTCAAATGGCATCAAGCCCTGATGCTTCTCCAACAATCAAGTATTTGGCGCAGCGTATTCAGCAGGGATTTTAAATGGGTTCTAGTTCATTTATTAACAACTGGGTTACTCCAGACCTTGCTCGAACACCAGCACTTGCTGCTGATGTTTCTAATTCTCCTCAACCTCATCTTGTTGCACCTATTGCATCATTTGCAAATAAAGGCGTTGCAGTACAGAACGCTATTCAAGATCACCAAGAGGGAAACGGTTCACAAAGCTTTTGGGCTAAGTTAGCAAGCCCTGCTCTTACTGGTCTTGAATGGCTTGGTAAGGGTATCAAAGAAGTCCAAAGAGACTATAAGTTTACTCACGCTGTATATACAGACCACGGTTTCCTACAAGGATTTGCTGTAACACTTGGTGTTATTGGCGGCGGTGTAGGTGGCGCTCTCCTTGGTGGTCCTGTTGGTGCCATCGTTGGAGCAGACCTTGCAGGTGCTGGTCTTCGCAAACTATCACAAGTTCCAATCTGGAAAGATACCTATAGCGATTCATACGCTAAGAGCGAAGATGAGAACTATGTTGTTTCACCAGGACGTGACTTTACTAATGCTGCATCTAAGGCATTTCAGGCAGTTGGCGCTGAAGGCGTAGCGAAGTCTTTAAAAACAACAGATGTAAAGTCTGGTTCAGTAGGAACACCTATTGGAAACATTGATTTTAAACTTGGCTCAGCAGGCTCTGTCATTTCTGGTATTGGCGATTTAACTTTTGACATCGTTGCAGATCCTGTAATGATTATAGGTCGCTTCAACCAGTTGATGAAGACTGGTAAATTATTTAAGGCTGGCACTACAGAACTTAAGTATCCTATTATGGAGACAGTTCCAGGCGTCAAAGATTTTATTACGGCGCGTACTAAACTTGCTATTAACTCTGAGCAAATCGATGCTGTACGAGCAGGTAATACTGCAGTAAATGCTGTTTCAAGAACTTACAACAGAGCACTTGAAGATATTGCAGATACTGTTAAAAATGCTAAGCCTACTGAAAATGCTACAGCAACTCAGGTAGCAGCTGGTGATTTGGCTGCAAAGTATCCACAACTTGGCCCAGTAAACGTGGGACGTATGGCTGTAGAAAAAATGGATACACCTGATAAGGTACACGATTTTATTAAGACAGCACTTTATCTAGGTGAACTAGATGGCAACCTTGCTGGTCAAGCTATGCTTCCATCACGCACTTTGCTCCGAGCAAAGCTTGGCGACCTAACAGTCGTAGATGCTTTAAGAAACTCTAATGTTGCAAAATATATTATTGACGCTAATGGCAATAAGGTCATCAATCCAGAATACAAAGATTTAAGCATTGCTGGTAAAGTAAAGAGAAACTCTTCAAACATCTACAAGACATTCTCTGGATATATGCCATATTCAGTAGATCCTGTAACTCAGAAACTTTCGCTTACTAAGTTCCGTTGGAACGCACCAGATGCAGCAACAACTGTATATCGTATTGGTCGCGTAGGTATGAGCGACAGTGCTTCTAGAATTATGGCTGGTAAGTATGCTGAAGCAGTAGCAACTAACAACCTTGCTCTTGCTCGTAGCATTAAGAATCAAACTTTATTCGATACATTTAAAGCTCTTGGCCTACCAGAAGATAACGAATTTGTTAAGAGCGTCTACGATCAAATCAATATGATTGATACTCCGCTTACTGGTTCACAGGTATACGGAACAGATGTAGCCGGTAATATCCTTGGCGAATATATGACAGCACAAGGACCCAAGACAGCAGGTATTGTTTCTCATCAAGCACAGGATATGTTTGATATTCCTGACTTCTTTGAAATAAAGAAGATAATGCGTGATGCTGGCTTGCATACCAAGTTTGTAGGTAAACTTGATGACTTCACAGCAAAGTTTTATACAAACTCAATCTTTAAACCTTTAGCCCTTGCTACAGCAGGATTTGGTATTCGCGTAGCAGCAGCTGAAATGATTCCTACATTTGCTCGTTATGGTGTAATCAATACATTTAAAGCTAAACTTGTTACAGCAGTAGCAAAGTCTCGCTATGATTTAGCGCCTAAAGAAGCAAGCAACGTATTTAGCGCTACTATGACTGCACTTGGCTTGCACGCTGGAATTGGCCCAGATGTATTGCAGGCGGGATTCCCTGCTTTCCAAGAAGCAAAGCGTCGTGGTCTTGAGTTTGCGGCAAAGTTGCTTCCAGAAGATCAGATTGAATTGGCAACTCGTATTGTTCTAACAAACAATGGTCACTTCCTTTCAGAAGCAGTATCTACTGGACACGGATACGATGCTGATGTTCAGTATCAGATGAATCAAGCTGCACATTACTATTTCCAGATTCAGAAGAACAGTCCTCTATATCGAGACTTGCCTCAATGGACAACATATTCTCCATCTGATATCCATTATCCAACACGCTATGCAACAAACCTTAATAAGGCAGCACAAGAAGCGTCTAATAAAAATATCGCTCAGGATTTACTTAACGAAGTAAATGCTGGTAAGGGTTACCTTCCTAAGAAGGGTCAAGTTACAAAGCCAAGCGCTGGAGTTATTTCTTCAGAGTTTCATAACACAGATGAATTTCAAGCTTTGCGCGAAGCGCTTGTTAACAAAGAATATGCTCGTATGCTTGACACCGTTAAGGGAACATACAAGCCATATGCTCCAGAAATGTCAGTACTTACTCGTTGGGTAGACTCTGTCTCTAACGGCTCACTTCGTACCTTTGCTCAAGACCGTGTAGATATGACACTAGGAATGCTATTCGGAAAGAATGGCACATTCCATCAAGACTTTGCAGAAGCAATAGCAAAAGGTCAGAATGTAGATTTTGACAAGATTGTTGCTTTGACTCGTAAGGATCCGCAGTCTATGCCAGCAGCAGTTGCTGGACCAATGCTTCAGCCTTATGTGCCATCTAAGAATCCTTTGGTATATATTACAAACCTTGGATTTAAAAAGGTTATTGACCCAATCGTTAATGGTCTTTCACGTGAACCTTTGTACTTAATGCACGTAGCAGATGCCTATGGACGTATGTTGCCACAGATTAAGAATGGCTTCCTTACAGAAGACCAAGCTTTGCGTATTGCACAGACTCAGGGATCGCTCTCAATGCTTCCTCAGATTCACAATACTGCACTACGTAATCAGTTTGCTCAGATTGCACGTAACTTCTTGCCGTTCTACTTTGCTCAAGAACAGTCACTTAAACGTGCATTTGCAACACTTAAAGACACAAGCATTGCAAGTCCAGTATTCTCACGAGGTATTCGTTTTTACCAACTAGTAGAGCACGCTTTATCTGACCCAACATTTGTTCAAACAGATGACCAAGGAAATAAGTACATCAACTTCTTTGGAGTTGGAGCTTTGGGTGAAGGCTTCCAAGCAGCGCTACAAGCATATGGTGTTCCTATGGTTTCAGGACTTCCTATCTCTGCTAAGGGTTCGCTTATATCACTTAAGTCAGTTCTTCCAGAACTACAAATGCCTGGTGTTTCACCGGTCTTGGCTGTAAGTGCAAACCTTTTGACAGACTGGTTCCCAGAACTAGGTCCTATTACAAAGGGAACTGTTGGCGATATTTCATATCAGCGTGGAGTATTAGATACACTCCTTCCTGCAGCGTGGCTAAAGACATTGCTTGCTTCAGGAACAGATGTAGTTAACGGCGTATCATTTGATATTAGCGGTCAGTACAAGAACGCTCTAGCGTCAGCAATGGCTACTGCTTACTACTATAATCAGGTACCAGATGAGTCAGCAAGCGCACCTGAAAAACAAGAGTTTATTGACAGAATTCAGAACAATGCACGATCTGTATTGATTATTAAGACATTTCTCAATCTAGTATCTCCGCTTGCACCACAGGTTAAGCAAGAAGACTTTGGTCTTCGAGATGAATTCTGGAAGCTCTTTAAGCAAAAGGATGATTTCGGTAGCGCACTCGTAGAGTTTATGGGTACACACGGAAGCCGTTCTGTATCATTTACTGTAGGCAAGACTGTATCTAATACAGCTGGAGCAAAGTATCCGTACATCCAGAGCACTCTAGACTTTATCAAGGATAACCACGATAAGTTCTTTACTAAACCTGGACAGCCAACCGTATCTCAGGGCTACTTCTTCTTGATTCCACAAGAAAACCCTAAGAAGGAATCTGATAGAGCCGTATACAATACGCTTCTTAAGATGCACTTGCGTGAGCAAAAGACTCCACAAGAACTTCTTAATAGCTTCTATGTATCACAAGGTGATGCTTTGATGGATCAGCCTATTAAAGACCACATTGCTAAAATGCAAGAATATCAGTTCTCTCCATTCCTCAAGCAGCAGGAATTGAAGAACTGGTCTGAAACAATGAAGAAGATGGCTAACCTTCATCCAGTTTGGTATGACGCTTACACAAGTGGTGACGCTCGTCGTCAAGCACAGAACACATACAACCAACTTGTAACTATTTTCTCAGACACTAACCCACCTCAGCACGACCAGGCTAAGTTGGTTCAAGGTCTAATCAAGGACTATCAAACTCATCAGCAAAGAATGGCTTCTTTTAAGAGCCTTAACTTGCAGGGTGTTGCCTCAACATCTGAGGCTCAAAACTGGGAAACATATCTTTTGACACTGTCAGAAAAAGAACCAAAGTTAAAATCTGTAATCAATAGTGTATTCAGGAAGTTAGGCTAATATGGCAAAGATAGTAAGTGCAGTTAAAAATGCACAGGGTATGATAGTTGTTTCATACGACGATCAAACAAATGTCATCCTTACTCCTGACCAAGCCAAGAAAAAGGGCATTAAGGTTACTGCTCCTTCAGGACCTACCGGTGGTGCTGGACCAACAGGTGGCACTGGCGCTACAGGCGGAACTGGTGGTACTGGCCCTGGTTCTTATGGAAATGTTTCAGGCGCTTTTACTGATACTAATACTGGACTTCAGTTATCTGGAACAGTTACTTGGGATGGTAAGCCTACTGATATTGCTTCAGCAATTTATGCTGCAAACAATGTCAAGACTCTTGCAAAGATTAGAAGCCTTCTTTTAAATAATGCTCAGATTACAGCAGATAATGCTAAAGATGATAAGGCAGTTAAGAAGCGCTGGCAGGACCTTGTAGTAGCAGCAGCTACTTCTGGTGAAGCAAACCCAGATGTTACAAAATATATCCAGTCTCTTAAGGGGCAAGGCTTTGTTCAGACTACAGCAGCGGCTGCAACACCAACTCCTTACTCACAGATTACTGTCTATACACCTGAAAAGGCACAGGCTCTTGTAATCAAGCAGTATAACGATTTACTTCATCGTGACCCAAGCGCGGAAGAATTAACTACTGCAGTAAATGACCTTATCAAGCAACAGCAAAAGGCTTCAAGTGCTTCAAAAACAACCTACAAAAAGGTAGGCGGATCTACACAATCAACAACTGTTACTGGATTTGATGAGGCGCAGTATCTATCAAACAAGATTACTAGTACTCCAGAGTATAAGAAGGCTCAGGAAGAACTTAATAGCGTTGCAGTTCAGCAACTCAAGAAGATTGCAGCAGATAACGGAGTTCCAATATCTGACCAGCAACTCGTTGACTGGAGCAAGCGTTTAGCAGGCGGAGAAAGTGCAGAAGTATTTAAGACTGCTATTCGAGGCATTGCAAAAATGGGTCAGCCTGATAGCGTAAAGAATCTACTAGACCAAGGCGTTGACCTTAATACTATCTATCAGCCATACAAACAAGCGATGGCTACTACGCTTGAGATTAACCCAAACACAATTACTCTTGATGACCCAACGCTTCGAGCAGCCATTGGGCCTGATAAGGAAATGACTCTATACGATTACCAGCGCTCACTCCGCAAGGATCCACGTTGGCAGTACACAAACAATGCACGTTCAGAAGCAGCTGATGTAGCAACACAGGTGCTTAAAGACTTTGGATTTATGGGGTAAAAATGGCTAGACCATCAGTAGATGAATTTGGTGATTCACTAGGTTTTTACTCTCCTAGTTTTTCATCTGACGGAGAAAAAGGTAGAGAATCAACTGTTACGGATGAATCTCTACCAGAAGGTGTAGTTCCAGGATATGGCGCTGGTACACCTATGAGCGTGTACAACCAAGCATCAAATGTTGAAGAGCCAAGTTACGGCATTCAGACAAATGCTGAGACTGGTGCTAGAACTATTACAAACCGTGTAGTAAATGCGGATGGTTCTGTAACTATTATCTATAGCGATGGAACTTCAGAAAAAGTAGGCGGTACAAACACACTTCCTAAAGCAGTTGCTGATACTTCAGCGACTGATTTGCTTAAGCAACAGCAGCAACAAGAACGCGTAAGCGCATTTAACATTCTTAAAGAACAGTTCAACCAGTATGGATTAGGTTCTCTTGTAGAAAATATCAGAAACCTTCTAACTGATGGAACTCCAGCATCTGAATTCGCTCTTAAGTTACAACAGACTCCTGAATATCAAAAGCGTTTTGCAGCTAATGCTGACCGCATCAAGGCTGGACTAGCAGCTTTAACACCAGCGCAATATATTGCTATGGAAGACCAGTACCAGAACCTAATGCGTAACTATGGACTGCCAGCATCTTATTATGCTAAGGATGATATTGGAACACAGGCAGGATTCCAGAAACTTCTTGCTAATGACGTCTCTGCAGCAGAACTAGAAGATCGTATTGCTACAGCGCAACAGCGTGTACTGAACTCTAACCCAGAAGTTCTCAAGGCTCTTCGTCAGTTCTACCCAGACCTTAACAACGCAGACATTCTTGCTTATACTCTTGACCCACAGAATGCACTTTCTAATATCAAGCGTAAGGTAACTGCAGCTGAGATTGGTGGAGCAGCACTTGCTCAAGGCCTACAGGCTCAAGGCGGTACAGCAGAATCACTAGCAGGCCAAGGCATTACTAAGGCTCAGGCTCAGCAGGGTTACACAGAGATTGCTGGCATTTTGCCTCGTGCATCTCAACTATCTGATATCTATGGACAGGGTCCTTACACACAGGGAACTGCAGAAGCAGAAGTATTTAACACAGCAGGTGCAGCAGATGCTGCAGCAAAGCGCAAGAAACTTACCGAACTTGAGAAGGCACAATTTGGTGGCCAAGCAGGTGTTGGTGCGCTAGGAAGAGATAGGTCCCTTTACGGACAATCGTACGGTCAAACTGGCCAGTACTAAATAGACCTGCCACTGGAACGACCGGCCCAGTGGAGTGACATCAATCGGTAGCAAGAGCCATACTGGAGATCCCCAGAACTGTATGAGGCTTGCGACTAACTAATACGAATGGGAGATGGACTATGTCCAATTTCGAGTACGAGGACGACGAAGATGACTTCACTACACCAGTAGCGGATTCAGGTAATGATCTCGTCAAACAACTGCGTAAAGCAGCAAAGCAGAAGGATAAAGAACTCGCTGAGCTTCGTGCCCAGTTTGAGGGAGTATCCAAAGCACAACGTGAACGAAACATTAAAGATGTTCTCGAATCTCGCGGGGTGAATAGCAAGATTGCTAAATTCATTCCATCGGACTTAGACCCAACTGAGGAGTCTTTGTCTAAGTGGCTTGACGATAACGGAGACGTTTTCGGATTCCAAGCTACTGAATCCAACCAGCCTGTCGTCGACCCAGCTCAAGCTGCGGCGTACAAGAAGATGAACAATGTTACAGAGCAAGGGCTAACGCCTGATTCTCACGATGACATTATGCGTCGTCTTATGAACGCTAACAGCAAGGAAGAGTTGGACGAAGTTATTCGACAGTCTGGACTCTAACCAACTAACCGAAAGGCAAACCTAATGGCAGTTCCAGGTGGTACACTCACCGGTACATCCGCGATTAGCAACCTAGTCCAAACAGCATATGATCAGTATGTTCGTATGGCACTTCGTAGCATTCCAGTAATGCGTGCTCTTGCAGATGTAAAGCCGGTACAGCAAGCAATGCCAGGTTCATCAGTTGTATTCTCGATCTATTCAGACCTCGCTCAGGCGACATCTACTTTGACAGAAACATCAGATGTATCTTCTATTGCGCTTGGTAATCCAAACCAGATTACAGTAACACTACAAGAATACGGCTCAGCCGTAACAACAACAAAGAAGCTCAATATGACTTCTTTCAACGATGTTGACACAGCTCTTGCTGACATCATCGCTTACAACGCTGCAGACTCTATCGATGCTGTTGTTGCTGCTGTCCTCACAGGCGCAGGCAACACAAACATCGTCTACGGTGGCAACGCAACAACAACCAACACAATCGACTCAGCAGACACAATGACTGTTGCAGCGATTCGTAAGGCTGTAACAGAACTTCGCACAAACAAGGCTTTGCCTCGTATTGGTGAACTTTACGCAGCTTACCTCCACCCACGTCAGACAGCCGACCTTCGTGCTGAAACTGGTACAGGCGGATTCCAGGCACTCACACAGTACGTAGACCGCACACCATTCGTGGCTGGCGCAGTCGGCGTTCTTGAAGGTGCGTTCGTTGTTGAAACACCTCGTGTTCCATACGCAGTGAACACAAACTCACCAGCAGTCAACGTCTACAAGGCGATTGTTGCTGGTCGTGAAGCACTCGCAGAAGCTCAGGGACAGGACATCTCAACAGTTGTCGGTCCTCAGATCGATGCGCTCCGTCGTTACCACACCATCGGTTGGTACTACTTCGGTGGCTTCAACATCCTTCGTACAGCGGCTCTTTACCAGATCCAGACTGCAGCGACAAACGGATAATCATTTAGTTGATTGACGGGTGGGGCTAGGGCAACCTAGCCTCATCAGTAAGTTCACTAAGGAGAACTAATGGCATACACAGCAACAACTCCCTGGCAATACCAGACTTGGGGCGCTAACAACCCTTGGCCTGATAAGTACACACGTCTATCACAACGTCGTATTACAGGTGGTACAGAGACTGGCGAGATTAACCCGTTTATGACTGACATTGCTCGTGGTGTAACTCTTATTGCCAAAGATGGAGTAGTTGAAGCAACTATGTATCCATATCAAGACACACTATTTAATGCAGACTTCTATATACTAGGTGGGCACACTCAAACAATTACGGATGCTCAAGCAGCAATCCTTATTGCTAACGGCTATGGAGATTACGTGGAGCCTATTATATGAAACATTGGGAATGGCATCCTGAACCAGTAGAGACGTGCTTTGGTTGCAAAGCGCTAGGTCTGCAGTTTGATTTAGGAGCAGCCAAGTCAAACGGTGTACCTCACGCCAAGGAGCACGACAAGGAATTAGGTTCCTACTATGACGCACTGCGTCAAGGTATTGAACCAGTATCAACTAAACAAAAAGATATTGATGCAGCGGTACGCCTATCAAATGATATGGGTGTTGCATTCGATGGCAATAAAATCTAACAAGGAGCAAATATGAATACAGACAAGGGAACTGCTGCTGAGTCGACAAACGACAAGGGCTACGGAATGGGATCTACTAAGAACATCCCTGCTTCTATGCCAGCGGGTGGACAGACAGCAATGACAAAAGGTAACACTGCAAAGTTTACTGCAGGCAAGAAGTCGGTGAGCAAGTAATGTGCGCTAGCTGTGGTTGCGGATATGCAACATACGATGACATTGAGACGGGTGCTCCGGCAAACGAAATGGGATACACAAACGAACTTACAGAAAAGACTGAGGTCGAATAATGGCAGCGAAGAAAGCTCATCCAGGATTCAAGGCAGTACAGAAGAAAGTTGCTGCGAAGCAAGGTGTCTCAATGGAGCGTGCCGGTGCGATAGTTGCTGCGGGTGCTCGGAAAGCCTCGAAGGCAGCAGTAAAGGCTAACCCAAACCTTAAGAAGGTTTCTGGTATGAAGAAGAAGATGGGATAAATGGCAAACACTCCAGCGTGGCAACGCAAAGAAGGTCAGAACCCAAAGGGTGGCCTCAATGCTAAGGGACGTGCATCTGCAAAAGCAGAAGGTCACAACCTTAAAGCGCCAGTAAAATCTGGAGATAACCCACGCAGAGCATCATTCCTTGCTCGTATGGGTAACGCTGCAGGACCAGAGCGTAAGCCTAATGGAGAACCAACCCGCTTGTTGTTATCACTACAGGCGTGGGGTGCATCCAGTAAAGCAGATGCAAAGAAGAAGGCAGCAGCCATTTCTAAGCGTAATCAATCAAAGAAGAAGTGAGGTAGTAGGTGTCCTACGGTACAGCAGGTTCAACACTTAACGACGAGTTAAATCGTCTAGCAAACGGGGGCACCTACCCTGCAATCTCTGCATACTACGATCAGGCAAAGGCAGCGCAGGTATGGGCTGCAACTAAGAGCATTAACCTTAATGGAGTTTCTGACCTAGTAGGTGTAATCAACTATGTTGGCGGTATTACTACTCGTGCAACGATGCTTGACATCGCTGGTATCTGCAACAAGATTGCTGGTACTTCAGGGCTAGAGCCTGCAGCTGCGCTGCGTGAGGTGGCTAATTGACAGCCACCTACAACCTTGTATGCCCACAGGCTACAACATTTACATTTGCATTCCGTCCACAAACTGATGGAACAAACTGGAATCTCACTGGCTACACAGCAACTATGACTGTACGCCCGTTCGCAGGTTCTACTACAACCACGCTACTTGCTACTACAGCAAACGGCAGAATTAGTATTAACACAGCGACTTCAGTTGTGACAGTTACATTTAGTGCAGCGCTGACTAACATCAAAGCAGAGACTTATGCCTATGACTTTGTCTTCTACACAGGTGGTACAACAATTAGATTGTTAGAAGGTAAGTTCCTAGTACCGATTGGAGTAACCGTTTAATGGCTGAAACAATCATCATCATTGAGTCTGCTCAACCGCAGACATCCGTAGTTTTCTCAGCAGATCAAGGACCGCAAGGTATTCAAGGACCAACAGGACCAACAGGTCCTACCGGCGCTACTGGTACCACTGGCCCAACTGGTCCTATCGGACCGACAGGTGCGACAGGAGCCACAGGTTCAACTGGCGCTACAGGCGCCACCGGAGCGACAGGAGCAACAGGTGCGACAGGAGCGACTGGATCTACAGGTAATACTGGAAGCACAGGCCCAACGGGAGCAACAGGGCCAACTGGACCTCAAGGAGCTACTGGCGCAACTGGATCAACTGGTAGTACCGGAGCCACAGGACCTACAGGAGCGACCGGTGCAACCGGAGCAACAGGACCTACGGGAGCAACTGGCTCTACAGGAAGCACAGGACCAACAGGTGCTACGGGAAGTACAGGCCCTACAGGCCCAACAGGATTAACCGGACCAACTGGTCCGACAGGTGCCACAGGAGCCACTGGTGCGACTGGTTCTACAGGACCAGGATATTCAGGAGTAACTTCTACTTCAACTATTACTATTGGTACTGGTCTTAAGACATTTACTTTAGTTGGAAGTTATGCTGGTGCGTTTATCACTGGCGACAGAGTTAGAGCAATTCACTCTGATACTCCGACCTACTATATGGAAGGTCCTGCCAACTACGTTGGTGGTGGAACCCTTATCATCACTGTTGATACAGCAGTAGGTAGCGGATTACACAACGCTTGGAACTTCAGCATTGCAGGCTTGATTGGACCAACAGGTCCAACTGGTCCTACTGGCGCTACAGGAGCGACAGGAAATACGGGCGACACAGGCCCTACAGGGCCTACGGGAGCCGCAAGCACGGTGCCTGGTCCAACAGGACCTACCGGTGCTACAGGCGCCACAGGCGCCACTGGTGCCTCTGGAGCCACAGGTCCGACAGGGCCAACTGGTGCAACAGGTAGCGCAGGCGCTACAGGTGCAACGGGTGCTACAGGTTCTCAAGGCCCTACCGGACCGACTGGTGCTACTGGTAGCCAAGGTCCAACTGGTCCTACTGGAGCAACGGGTTCTGCTGGAGCAACGGGAGCCACTGGACCTACTGGTCCAACAGGTGCAACTGGTGCAGATGCTACGGCGTTGCCTGGCATCTTGATGCTTGGCGGTATGTAGACTTATACCTTATGAAGGTAAATGAGTATTTTGACCGAGTTGTGGTGATTAACTTAGACCGACGAACAGATCGTATGGAGAAGTTAGACGCTCAACTCAAAGAGTTGGGGATTGAGTACGAACGATTCTCTGCAGTAGACGCTCAGGCGTTAGGCATAGAACCGATACAAGCGTGCAGACAGTCACACCTAAAGGTGTTAGAAGAATCAACTGGTAGAACTTTGATACTAGAAGATGACGCAATCTTTATGGAAGACTTCAACAATAGGTTTGCTCAGTTCATAGAACTGCTACCTGATGATTGGGATATCTTTTACTTAGGCGCAGTACTGCTTAACAGTCTGCCTTGTAACGAGATGATGGTACGAGCGATGGACACTTCATCGCTACACGCTTACTGTATCAATCCAGCTTTCAAAGAGAAAGCGCTGGCGCAGGGTAGAGAATACCCAGAGCATATTGATGTAGCCTATAGGTTGCTTCATAGAGAATGCAAAGCCTATGCTGCTAGACCACCGCTAGCCAAGCAATACCCAAGTTATTCAGACTTGATGTTAAAAGACGTTGACTATATGAGTTGGTACAAATGAAGGTAGCCGTATACACAATCTGTAAGAATGAGGAAAAGTATGTCCAGCGCTGGTATGAATCTACCAGAGATGCCGACTACCATATCCTCACAGATACAGGATCAACAGACGGAACAGTCGAACTCGCTAGAAGTCTTGGTATCACTGTTAACGAAATTGTACTCAAACCCTTTAGGTTTGATGACGCGAGAAATGCATCGCTGATATCAATACCCACAGATGTTGATTACTGCATAGCGTTAGACGTAGATGAAGTATGTGCACCAGGCTGGCGCGAAGCGTTACAGGTAGCATACGACAAAGGTATCGATAGACCAACCTATCGTCGTATCGAAGCATTCAATGAAGACGGTTCACCGCTTACAGAGTTTAATGGCTTTAAGGTACACCGTCGCTTTGGTATCAGATGGCACTACCCGATTCACGAGGTACTGGACTGGTATTCAACAGAGCCAGAAAAGTCTGAGTACATCGAAGGCTTTGAGATTCACCATCACCAGAACAAAGAAACATCTAGAGCGCAGTATCTACCGCTACTAGAGATGGCAGTTAAAGAAAAGCCAGACGCTAGAAACTTGTACTACCTAGGACGAGAACTGTCCTACTACAAGGAGTATGAGCGAAGCAAAGAGATGCTATTGAAGTATCTTGAAGTATCTATCTTTAAGCAGGAACGCAGTTCAGCTTGTCGCATCCTAGGTATCGTCGATCCTAAGAATGCAGAAGAGTGGTTCACCCGTGCTACAGAAGAATGGGAAAGCCGTGAGTCTTTCTTAGCACTGGCTAACTATTACTACCTCCGTAAGGAGTGGGATGAGTGCCACCTTGTGGCAAAGACTGCACTGCAGTTCGACAAGAAGCCTATGGAGTTTCTAGTAGAAGCCTGGGCGTGGGGCCATATGGCAGAAGACTTAGTTGCAGTAAGTGCGTGGCAACTAGGAGATTACAAGACAGCACTACATCACGGCCTCAAGGCGTTAGCACTAGCGCCTGATAATGAAAGACTTAAGAGCAATGTTCAATTCTATGAAAGTAAGGTAAGCGATGCCAACATTCAGTCAGATGACGTCAGAGGTACAGAGTAACCTACAAGGATATTCTCTACGTCAAGACCGCATTACGTGGGTGGCAACAACAGGTGGCATTTCTGCTACCGACCTCAACATCAAGATTGGTTCAGCAGATAACCTTGCTAAAGGTATCGTGCAGATTGACAACGAACTTATCTGGGTCAACTCTTTTGACCGTCAGAACCTTACACTTAACGTAGCCCCAGGCTTTGGTCGTGGCTATATGGGTACAACACCAAGCCCACACGCTGAGAATGCACAGGTAATCCTTACACCTACATTCCCAATCACAATGATTCAGCAGGCTATCAACGACACTATCAACTCGCTCTATCCAAAGTTGTTCCAAGTGGCGTCAACTACATTTACATTCAACGCAGCACAGATTGCATACCCACTACCAGACGATGCACGAGATGTACTATACGGATCTTGGCAAACACCTGGTCCTTCTAAGGAATGGCTACCGATTAACCGTTGGCGTATTGACCGTATGGCAAACGTGCCAGCGTTTAATACTACAAAGACTGTGAACCTATATGAAAAGATTGTCCCTGGTCGTACGGTCCAAATCTACTATTCCACTATCCCAAGTAACCTCACTAACTATAACGATGACTTTGCTGCTGTTACAGGCCTACCAGAATCGTCAAGAGATGTCGTTACGCTTGGTGCTGCTTACAGACTCCTTAGCTATATCGATACCGGTAGAATTAACCTCTCATCAGCTGAAGCAGATTTAGCAGATACAAAGCTTCCTTCTACTGCAGGTGCCTCAGCATCTAAGTACATCTTCGCGCTGTACCAACAGCGTCTACAAGAAGAGTCAACCAAACTTCAAGACCGCTTCCCTATCAGATTACACTGGACAAACTAATGAACAAACGTCCACCAAGCAAGCGTTGCAGTACTTGCAAAGAAGCAAAGTACCTCAAGGATTTTTCAAAGCACAGAGGGCAGCCTGATGGACATCACCCGCAGTGTAAAGAATGCAGAAGTAAGTACAAGCCTTCACCTGAAATGCGTGAAAAGAACAACAAAAGATTACGCGAATGGAACAGACTCAAGACAACAGGGTTTACTCAAAAAGATTTTGAGCAGACACTAGCAAATCAAAACGGTAAGTGTGCTATCTGTGGAACCGATGATCCTGGTAAAACAAACTGGCACGCAGACCACAATCATAAGACAAATGAAAAACGTGGGATTCTTTGTCACAAATGCAACACAGGGTTGGGACTACTACAAGATGATGTAGACGTTCTATGTGCAGCAATCAACTACCTCAAGAAATATAAGGAAAACCTATGATACGCGTATATAGTTCGATCTCGGTTGAGACTATCCTCTCAGCCAGTATCACAAGCTCACAGACTTCTATTGTCGTAGCAACTGGTACAGCCTCAGCCCTGCTTGGTGGTGCACCGTTGACTCCTGCGGGTACATACCAGTTCACACTGGCACTTGACCCAGATACAGTCAACGAAGAACTTGTCTTTGCTACATACATCTCAGGCGATACATTCACAATCGTACGAGGCCGCGCAGGAACTACTGCAATCACACACGCATCAGGTGCAACAGTACGCCACGTACTTACATCTAATGACCTTGACTACTTCAACACAGCGCTACAGCCAAGCCAGTTAACCGCTAAGGCTGACTTGATTACAGCAAGCGCTGCAGGAACTGCAGCAATCCTTGCAGTAGGTACAGACGGTCAGGTGCTGACAGCAGATAGCACACAGACTAAGGGTATGAAGTGGGCTACGCCTTCATCATTACCATCACAGACTGGTAATTCTGGTAAGTATCTAACTACTAACGGAACTGCAACTTCTTGGGGAGTAGCAGTATCTACGCTTGATATTACGCTAAATGCTCAGACTGGTACCACATATACATTGCTATCAAGCGATGTTAACAAGATGGTTACCCTATCTAATGCTGCAGCAATTACAGTAACTGTGCCTAATGGTGTCTTCACTACTGGTCAGACAGTTAACCTTCAGCAGATTGGCGCAGGGCAAGTAACTGTGCAGTCAGATGGAACTACAACTATTACCGGTACTGGTACCAAGCTACGCACACAGTACAGCGCAGCATCTCTGCTTTGCACAGGAACTAACACCTTCACATTGATCGGAGATATCGCTTAATGGCAACCTACGGAATCCTTGGTACGCAGACTAAACCTGCTGCCACAACTCTGACTACTCTGGTAACAGGTGGTAGCAACGGAACTATCGTTTCATCTTTTC